TTTATGGAGACATAAAAGAATACATAATTACAATTAGAGGAAAAATTATAAAAACGCCAGTGAATCCTTGGAAACAAGAATTTAAAGAATTACGTGATAAAATATCTATAACAACTGAACAACAATACAATACATGTGTTCTGCAAATTTACAATTCAGGACAAGTTGGTATAAATCCTCATAAAGATAAAGAAATGAATAAAGGTACAAAAATAGCAAGTATTTCACTTGGAGAATCGCGCATTATGAGATTTGAACGGAATGGTTTTGAAAATATTGATATTATGTTGGATAAAGGTGACCTATGTATAATCAATTATCCTACAAACAATTATTGGTTGCATTCTATTCCAACTGATAAATCAACGCAGGTGCGTGCAAGTTTAATATTTCGCAATTTTGAGTGTAATAACCCTCTAATAAAGGATGGGTTAGAGGGGGAACATACGGTTCCCTCATAAGGCCACCATTTTGCTATAATATAACCATAATCCTATTCCAACAAAACATTTTGCTATGCAATCAAATATATTCATAGTAATATTTTTATATGTCTCTGGTAACATATATACTACACCATAAAGTCCCCATAATATTAAGTATAAAAAGTATAAACAAGAATTCATAAATATACTCTTTGGAAGAATAAACCATGAATATATTAAATAAAACATTATAGAAAAAGGTATAAATCCCAAGACAACAGCAATGTATCTATTTAATATGTCTGCCTCTCCAAGATAACCAAATAATAACATTCCAACATTTAATATTAAAAGAGTTCCTAATTGGGTAATATTTATTTTTTTTCCAACATGACTACCTAAAAATATGCATAATATAAGAAGCATTATAGGAGTTGTTATCATCCAATCAACATAACGAGTTTTGGTAATATCTTTCCAGTCTATCTGTTTATTATCTTTACTATAACCTTCTATTTGATTTACAAACACCGAATAAAAATAACCCGCAACAACCGACACACATGTTTCCAAATTAAGTATATGCCGCACCTCTTGACTTGGTGTTCTCATAGCTTCTATAAATGTTACTGTTGCAGTTGTTAATAGCAATATGTACGTAATCATAAATGATGCTTTTACATAATATTGTACCGGGTTTATTTTATTTTCTATCTTTTCTGTTGGAGTAGTCGCACCTATAGCTGTTACAGGTGGATTATCTGGTGGTTTAGGTGCTAAAGGAATAGTATTAGGTGCGGAAGTTAAAGTGGATTTATTACTAGAAACGGATGCATATTCTGACATTTATATATAGGACTTATATTTTTTCATAAATAAAAAAATTGATTATTTAAATAATTCGAATATGATAATAATAAAAATATTATGCACATATTTAAATAAAATGTTATCTGATTCAGAATCCGATACGGAATCTGAATTTTCAAATTCGATTTGTGATGAAACTAATATATTAAGTGAAAATCAAGAATCTGATAGTGATGACGAAATAATAATAGACGATGGCATATATCTAGATTCAGATGAGGATGATGATGATGAGTTTGATGAAGATTATAATGAAATTTATCAAAATGATTCAGAACATATGTATAGCGAAAAACAAGATGGGGAATACTATATTGGAATATCAAAATATATACGTAGATACGATACAATATTATTAGTAAATTCAGTTTCAATAAACGCATTTTTCCGCTTTTCTTTTAATCGTATTTATAATTATCTATCTAAATATAGCATATTGCAAATGCAAAATGCTAAAGTACATATAATGAAATTAAATGTTCTATCAGATGGCACTTATTCGGTGATATTAAAAACACATTGGTTAAGATTAATACAAAGACATTGGAAAAAGGTTTTTAAAGAACGTGCAATGATAATAAAAAAACGTTGCTCTATTATAAATATATTGTCTAGAGAGGTCAATGGTCGTTATATGGTTGGATTAAATAGTTTGCCAACTATTAAAGGCATGTTGAATAGTTACAGTATATAATTTTATAGATTTATTGAAGTACTTGGATTATTTGTTGGCAATAACGGTTCGCTATTATCTAATAAGTAATTAACATAAAGAAGACATGAATAACATACTAATATTATTACAGTTAATACACCACTGACTATAATAACCAAAAGCAATAAAATAAATATTTCATTCATAATAATAATTTTGGGAATTATTATTAATTTTGTGATTTTCTCAATTTTTTTATAAAAAAATAATATAATTATATTTTAAGGATATGTCATTAATAAATGGTGGTGTAAGATTAAATGATAAAGGATCAACATCATGGCAGGCAGTTTGGTATATGATTAATGTCGCAGGAGCCAAAATAAGTATTATTTCTAACGATTCGTTAACTGGTATTATATTTAGATTGGATGTTCCAAAAGAACCTGAAAATACTTTATTTAAAGGTATAAAAAAGGACAGAACAGTGGAATCTGTACAATTATTTAATGAAGATGTCTATACAATAGTATTTAAATTTTCTATTTTGACTCACGAAATAGAAGATTATAATATTGGAAGGGTTTATAAAAGAACTAGTACTATATTAGACACTTTGGAAGAAACTGCCATACAACAAGAAATATTTTGTGTTACTACAATACCTTCTGGATATCCAATTACAATTGCAGTAGTTGATTTTTCATATTTTGATACCAAGTGTGCTAGTTATTTGTTGAAAACATTAATGAGTAAACATAAAGATGAAATTACTATTAAATTATTAAAAGATTTGGAAATATTAATAAGAAACCCAGCACATAAATTAGGATTAATTAGTATGGAATTAGTCGATCCTAATTTTAATACAATGTATAAGATTGAAAAGGTTATTCGTCCAGATAAAGCTATTATAGATACAGACTATGAACATGTCATTGCACAAATGGTTATTTTAGTTGTAACTACCGGTATTCTCCACTATGATCTTCATATGGATAATGCTTTTGGAAGCGTACTTCCTATAAAAAAAGATAATAACAATCGTAGTTATATTATAGATTTTGGAAGAACAAAAAGAATAACAGAAGGGTTTATAAAAAGTTTTAAAAATAATAAAAAGTTAGAATTATTATTTACAATTTTAAAAAGATTATCAATCATTGATTTTTATCCAACTGAAAACGAAACACAAAAAATAGTTCTCTTGGAAAATTTAGAAAATATTATTAAATTTATTGAAAGTCTTGATTACCGTATTAATGAAAGATATTATCCTCAATCGAAAGCGTTTATCAAATATTTGTATCCTGATTATGATCCTACGTCTCCTACATTTACTAGAACACCAGAAAATACTGAAAAATATTTTAGAATATCAAAAATAATTTATGATTTAACATCGACCAATAAGAATACAGTGTTTTCAAATAAAAATATACAAAAATATGTAAAAAAAGAAGAAATATTTTCTACACCATTATTGGATGATCTATCATTTCATCAAAAAATGGAAATATGTAAAGGATTGTATTTCAAGAATGATTTACGGTTATGGGATAAAAACGAAGGTAAAGGTGAGAAACAAAGAATAAAAGAGATAAAAAAAACATATGGTAATTCATTATTAAAAGCTTTAAATACCTTTTTTACTATAGAGCCAATTAAACATACAACTAGATCATATAGGCCGCCAACTATAAAAATTACTGAACAAATTGAAACAAATAAAGAACTTTCAAGGCAAACAGAAGAAGTAGAAATACAAAAACAAAAACGTAAAAGAGAAAAAGAAGAACGTAGAAGAGAAGAAGAAGAACAAAGAAGAGAAAAAGAAGAACTTGAAAGACGAAAGCAAATAGAAAAAGAAGAACTTGAAAGACGAAAGCAAATAGAAAAAGAAGAACTTGAAATAGAAGAACAATTAGAAAAAAACCTCAGAGAGTACTATGCAGTAAGGAGAGATGAAATAGGTAGTCCATTTTTTTCACTTCGTGGTAATGATGGTGGACCAACAAAATCGGCTTCGCAAAAAAGATATCATTCAAAATCTCGTTCAAAATCTCTTAAAAAATCTTTTGGAAAAAAATTTGATTCATTTTAAGGTCTATCTGAGGATTTGTATCCAATTATTATCAATAAAATATTATTATTCGATTTCGTAATAATATTTTACTCAAACGTCATCAAATATAAAAATTGGTTGATATCACCTAATATTTCGTCTCGAATATTTAATAAATCTGTATCCTTTTTTTGGTTAAAATAGCTGTTCATGTTTGTTAAAAAATCACGATATCCATAAATCTTTTCTTTGAAATCATCGACATTTGAATAATCCGGTATAGTAATTTTATTTTCTATCATTTTAATTCGGCTCTCGTCTTTTCCTAACAAAACCTCTACGAATTTATCTATATGTTCATTTAATCGCTCATATAATTCATCAGTTGCTTTATGTTGTGCATACGAATGCGTTTTCCAATGATATAACTTCACTGTATTAAGCATTTCAAAAAATATATGAACTATATGAGATTTATGATTACTGACGCTTTTTACGCCATGATTTCGTTTTGTTTTTCGCATTTGTTTTTTAATTTTTTTACTATTTGTGCTTTTATAAATACTTCTACTACTTTTTGATTTGCCCATGTTAATAATAAGAAATATATAATATAGAAATAAAATAAAGATATCTGTATTTTATATTATAATGTATTTTACACAAATTATATTTTATTTTAATATTATTTTATTCTATTTTAATTATGTAGAAAGTTTAATAATCCCTATTCCGAGTATTGTTCGGAAGGCTATTACAATGTCACAAATGCCATCAGAAATACCCAAAATTATTGATTATCCTAAACTAAATTATCATGAATTAACAGACCAGCACAAATATGATTTACAATGGTACGTTATTGGAATAGAAAGTGATTTTTTAACTAATAAACCACAAAAAGTAACTGTGTGGAATAAGAACTATGTTGTTTGGAAGAATACAAATAGTTCATATGTCGCTTTGGATGATGTTTGTTCGCATAAGAGTGCTTCGCTTTCTAAGGGTAAAGTATTTAATAATAACATAGTATGCCCATATCATGGATATGAATTTAATGAAAATGGAACACTTACAAAGGTACCTGGCATATGTTTTCATCCATCTCCTATATATGATGTTGCAAAATATGATGTTATTGAAAAAAATGGATGGGTATATTTAAACACATATTCAGATTTAGTTAAAAATAATACTGAAGTTGTTAGAAACAGTATTCATTATATTGAAGAAGAAGTTGCTAGAAATGATTCGGTGGTTTTTTTAAAAATGAATTTTAATTGCTATTCACGTATTTTGAGTGAGAACTCACTTGATGTTATGCACATTGGATTTGTGCATACTTTTGGAAATACTAAAAACCCTGCACCAATAGAGATTCATGCTCCGCGTCTTGTTGGGCCATATCATTATAAAACATCTTATTCTTACGAATCAGGTGATAAATCTATTGCTAGAAAATATTATGGCGTAAAAAATCTCACTATAGAAAATGAGTTTATCTTGCCACATACCACTGTTGCTCGTGTAATATTCGGTGATTATGTTAGTACAGTTATTACTTTTGCTTTACCAGTTAGTGATGATAAGAGTATATTATTTGTGAAAACATATCGAAATTTTTGGAAGAATGCACTTGGTGATAAGATATCCGAAGATTTAATGTTTAATACTATGTTACAAGATCGTGTTATTGTTGAGAACATTGATCGCCGTTTTATGGATGGGAAATTTAATATGCGTTTTGATAAATTACAGAATACTTACAAGTCTTTTTATAAGCGATTTGTGCATGATTATTTTGATGATAAGGCATAGTTTTATAGAAATATATCAAGAGTGAGGATAAAAAATTGAATTTTATTAATAGATTAGTATTCTATTTATTAATAAAATACTAACAATGGAGAACCTTACATTTACACGTTATTTATATCCAAAATTGGATGTAAAACAATCCCTTTTAATTGCTTTATTGGAACGTAAATCAGATGAGGCACTCTTTTGGGCATATGAAATCTATTTCAGTGGTTTCGAAGAAGATATATTTGATTATATTGATAATATTTATCTTGGCTTTTATAAATCGGAGAACCCGGAATTGGAGGTTTTTATAAAAGAAAATAGGGAATATTGGAAAATGAATAAAAATGATTGTATTGTTGGAAGTATTATTATGACATTTTCTTTGAGAAATTATCAAATCTGTGAATTTATTAAAGAATATATTGGAGAACCCTGTTTTCCTAATATTCAACAAACAAAAATGCGAAAATTTCTTGTTAAATTTAGTGAAAATGATCTTATAAAATATAAAACAGTTTTACCACACGATGGTAATGCGAGATATTACTTAAAAAATGTTTGTAAATATCCTATTCGTAGGAAATATAATGAATTTTTCGGTATAGATTGTTTGGATTATAGAGATGCCTTTTATTATAATTGGGAATATTATGCTGCTAAATCACCTATTTGGATGACGCGTATTAAAGAACAACAGGGAATTATAAACAATGAAACAATGAAGGTGGAATTTCCTAACGATGAGTTATTTGAGGCTTTTTATGATAAATGGCAATTAGAACCAGATGAACAGTCTTTGGACTTGCAGGAAAAATGTATTGGTAACTCTTCGTGTAAACAGTTACCAAAAGAAGATTTTTATGAGAACTTTGGTGGTATAAAGAGAGAACTTAAAAATAGTATAATATATATGGTTTAAAGTCTATCCGCGTTTTTGTATCCATACATTCTTTGAGGATACAAAAGACACGGATAGACCTTAAAGGAGGGTTTTAAAGGGAACCATGGGTTCCCTTTACCATGGGTTCCCTTTACCATGGGTTCCCTTTATGCTAACATATAAGTTAAATAAGTTGTAGTTGACATTAATATTCCACCCCAAATGCTATCCATCAATGCAACCTCGGGTGCCCATTTTTTTAATGTAGCATAATTTGTACTATCATAAACACCGTATATTACTAATCCAAAAAAGAATGCTTCAGGAATGGAACGATTTCTACTAATAATAAAATAGTTTAATCCGGTGATTAATAAAATATAACAAATAATAACACCTAATGGTTTAATTTGCATAACAACTCGTTGAATATTAATTATTTGATTTAAAAACGTATTTTTATTTAAATAAAGATAAATACCATCTAGAATTAACATTATAATTGCTGATATTATAACCTCACGAACTGCTTTCGTCATTTTATATATATAATATGACATATTATATAATTCCTAAACCATAAAAAATTGATTTCTTTTTTATTAATTAAACCAAACATCACAACTATTTAACTAATTTAGACATGGAATTTGTATTTGATACTGTTATCCCTAGAAGTGTGGATTCTACTTTACTTTTAAATAAAGAAAATAAAATTGATATTATGAAGGACGGTACTGTTATTTTTTGGGAAAGGAATGGTGATTTATCGCGAGATTGGAATAAAGGTATAATCTATGAAAATAAAGAAGATTATAATGAAAATAATTGGGTATACCACGGTGAAATTGACTATAAAACAAAAAAGCCTTGTGGGTTTGGACTTGAATACAATAAAGAAAAAGAAACAATAGAAACGGTTTATTATTGGCCATCAGGAAATAAATATATTGGACAATGGAAAGACGAAGTCATGGAAGGCGATGGCATTATGATTTACGCAAACGGAGATAAATATGTTGGACAATGGAAGAATGGTCAATTTGATGGGTTTGGAAATTTTGATTGCATTGATTATGATTACATTGGGCAATTTAAAAATGGAATGAGACATGGACTAGGAATAAATAATTGTCATAATGATGCTTCTACCTACGAAGGTGATTGGACCAATGATGAAATGAGTGGATCGGGTAAATATGTTTGCGATTTGTATACCTACGTTGGTATGTTTGATTGCAGCGATGCAAATGGATATGGAACACAAACATGGCATGATGGAGCTATCTATGAAGGAATATGGATAAATGGCTTAATGAATGGAGAAGGAAAATATACTTGTAAGAACTATACTTATATGGGTGAGTTTGTTGATGATTTATGTGAAGGTTTGGGAAAGATTACCTGGAAAAATGGTAATTCGTATGAAGGAAAGTTTGTTGATGACATTATTGATTTATATTACGACGAAGGTGTCTTTACATTTGCGGATGGGTCCAAATACATTGGTAAATTAAAAAAGATTTGGGATGTTCTTGTTAAATCGGATGAACATAAAGTATAAATTTATATGATTGTTTTATAGACTAATGAAGAAAAAATAATTACTTTACTTTATCTAAATGAATATTTGTTTTTTCATTATTTGTTAATTCCATTTTCTCTAATGCATATTGTCCACACGGACCACAATGATCTTCATTTGATAAATCTACTTTATGATTCATTTGTTTATTACAATTTTCTATTCTCCATCTCCCAACTGGTTTTGGTAATTCTTTGGGCATTATTTTTTTTAAAAAAGTAGTTATTAATTTCATAATATATAACTTGTATTTTTATCTTTAATCTCTATTCGTTGATAAATATATTTATCCACGAATAGGATATGGCATTATGTTTATTGATGAATTCGCATCTCCAGTATATTGATTTTGATGGCGTGCCTATAAATGTAAACATAAAATGTTTATTTATTATATAAGAATTTGAAAAATTAATGTCTAATATATCTACTATTATTGGTCAAGGTTCATATGGATGTGTACATGACCCTAGTTTAAAATGTACTAGACCAAAAGTTGATTATAATAATAAGGTATCCAAACTTCTATTAGATAAAGATGCAAGAAAAGAATTGGATGAATATTTAGGAATTCAACGTGCGGATCCAACAAACCAATTCTTTTTAGGTGTTCCTATCCGGTGTAAACCAAAAAATACTCCTAGCAATTATTACTCTGCTAGAAAATGTATGATTGGTGCGGATGCTACTACTACATATATGAAATCTTTTCGTTCAAATTATGATATTCTCGTAATGGAAAATGGTGGTATGAATTTGTACGATTTCGCAATAATCATGGAAAAGAAACCTGCCAATTCAGAAAATCGCAAAATAATGGAGAACTTTTGGATTGAGTGTCATCGTTTATTTCTAGGATTATCCGTATTTTTAAAAGAGAACATCATGCATCATGATTTAAAAGCCCAAAATATTGTTTATAATCCTACTTCGAACCGAGTTGCTTTTATAGATTTTGGACTAATGCGTCCATTAGATTCAGAAAAGAATCGTATTTTAAGCGGAAATAATATTGGTGAATTAATGCATTGGTCGTATCCTGTTGAAACAATGTTTTATAGAAAACAATTATATAATTCAAACAGAGCCAAGGCAAATATTACCCAAGATTTGTTAAATGACTTAAGTTCTGTTTATGATATTGAATTTTTAAATAATGTTTTACCTTCAAAAACAGGTGGCAATGATATAATAAATAGAGATAACGCGTCTACTTTATTGCACTATTCTATGCTTGATTTTATTAAGGAAACTGAAATATACACACATGAAGAATTCATAGATAAATCTCTTGGTACATTCGATTTATATGGAATGACCATGGGTTTAATGTTTGTTTTTAATAAAACCTATCATATTTTAAAAAAAGCAAATAGCAAAATAGATTATATTGAATTGTATAAGCATTTATTATTTTGTTTTCGTCCAGATAATACTAGATATACTGTAGAACAGGCATTGAACCTATATGAGGAACGTGTTCTTGTAGATATATTACAAAAGAATAAGATGAGATTTATTAATCATATTCCTACAAAAATAGAACACCCAAAGAACATAAGAGTTCCAAAAATGTCTGAAACTGCATTAGAACAATCAATGGAAAAAAAGGATAAGAAATTACTTAATAAAATTTGTCCAGTTGGTAAAGTATTAAACCCATTTACAGGACGTTGTGTAAAAGAATGCAAGGTTGGACAACAACGCGATGACAAGTTTCTTTGTAGAACGGTTAAAGCCGCTAGAGAAAAACTAAAAAAAAAAATAAAAATATTGAAGGAAGAAAATGATTGTCCTGAGTATAAAGAACGTAATCCAAGAACTAGGCGTTGCATCAAAAAATGTAATCCTGGGTATGAACGTAATCATGAATTTCGTTGCGTAAAGGAATAAAATATCAAATCTATGTCTGCATAATTTATATATATTTATATATATACATATAAATCTATATCATGAGTTATAGTAAAAGAAAAACACAAAAATATAAACGAGTTTATAAAGATCCTAGTATATATATTAAAAAAAATAATTATGGTTTAGGAACATATACTCGAAAAAATATACCGGCTAATACTATAATTTTAAAGGAAAGACCCTCTATATTGGATGAACCATATGATGATGTTTATAAATTTAAACTAATTCGTTATTTATTAAAACATAATAAAAGGGAATTTTTAAATTTGGTTCCACGTAAATTAGATGAAACTACAAATATTGATTATGAAATATTAAAAGAAAATCATTTACAAATTTTACCGGAATTGAATAAAAAAACAATGATATTATATTATTATAAAATAATGCGTAATTGGTTTCGTTTTGATGAGAAAGGTGTTATATTATTTTATGGTACGAAATTAAATCATAGCTGTAATTCTAATATTACTTATTATAAAAAGGGCGATGTTATGGTATTTGAAACAAAAAGAGATATTAAAGCAGGTGAGGAATTGTTTGATTCTTATATAAATTGTCAACTACATAAAGAAGAACGACAATCAAAATTAAAAAAGAATTATGGATTTGAATGTGGTTGCGATAATTGTAAGGGTGAAATTTCTATCTAACTTTGTAATAAAAATCTATCTATATCAGTAATGATTATACTTACATTGTTTCTATATCTGTAACTATATCATTAACAATATCATAAACTTCATCTTCTTCTGGTACAACAAAATCATCTTCATCACCCACAATATTACCTATATTTCTCAAATAACATTCACAACGTAAATTGGCTGGCATTCTAGAACGTATTTCTTCGCACCATTCTAAAATTTGAGATTCAACCGCACTAACAAGTTCATAGACAGAATAACCAGTAGTCGAACTAATTTTATAGTTACCACATGTCGCACAGTTTGTTGCTTGGAATTGTTGTTCTTCATATGTATCTAATGTCCATGCATCAAATCTCGGATATCGTGGATCACTGTATAAATTTTTATCAGTAAGTTCAATAGACCATTGTTCGCATTTATCAGGATCATCTCCTCCCCATTCATAATTATTTTTTCGACTATCATTCGCATAAAGAAATTTTAAATGAATGAACTGCTTTAATTTTCTTGTTTTAGCAGTAATTTTGTCATAAAAACAGTAGCTATTTATTAATTCCGCGAGTTCAAATGGAACTGGTAGAAGATGGATTGTTTTTTGCCGGTTAAGTGTTTTCGCTGGTTTTCTATCTTTATGTTTATCATGATCATGATCATGATAATCATAGTTCGGAAGGTCTAAAATTGTTGACATTATTTGTAATTAGTAAAGTTTATTTTTAACTATATTAACTATAGGTTTTCAATTTTTTATATAATTATTTATATATGAGTAGTTTCAAAACATTTATTCATTCTTTTAAAAAAATAAAATACGATGATTTTATTGATAATTTAGTATTATATAAAAATCACGAACCTTTACAAATTGCTGTTGCATCATTAAAAATACCAAATGAAATTGCGATAATGTATGAATATGATGAACATACATACAAGCCATTTACTACTGTTCAAATTATTGATTATAAAACAGATAAAAAAACTAAAATTGATAAAATAACAGAGGCATTATATAATAGTTTACATGATAATCCGCATTCTTATAAGGAGGATGATCCTGTTAAAAAAATTTATGATGCTTTTAAAGGTTCGCCGAAGCATGCACGTGCGTTAATTTTTTTACTAAAGCAACAATTTGATGATAATGCAGATTGGATTAATAAAACAAATATAAAAAAAATAGAAAGATTATTATCATCCTATTATTTAAAAGATTCCGGAAAAGTTATATGGGATGATAATGATAATGCTATGATTTTAAAAATTAAATTGTATTTTGATCATTTATCTCGTACTAGTAAAAGTATTGGTTATCAAACTGCACATAGTAAAGCAATCCTATCGTCCAAAAAAGGTGGCAAGAGCAAAAAACGTGCCTTTAAAAATTCTAATATAACTCGGAAAGCTAAAAAGGTAAGAAAAACTCGCCGAATAAGAAGAAAATAGATGCATTATTTTTTAAATAATTCTACGATAAAAATTATTTAAAAATCAAAGAAAAAAGTCGGGACCGTTTTTAAAAATGGACAAAAATAAATGTCCATTTTTTATTTTTGCGTTGGAAAATTTGAAAAAGACCTATTTTACTCGGAGATGCTGTAAAAACGCATTTTTTACAAAAAAAACTGGCTGCATAAAATTAAATAGTTTTACTGCGGAATATTTAGGAGGATTTTGTTGTTGTAAGAAGTTACTTATAAGATCTTATTTAGGGATTTTTAATAAAATAAGATAAAGATAAGATTTTAAAATAAGATTATACTTTATATGCCAAAAGTAATAGTTGACTATTCTAATACTGTTATTTATAAAATTATTTGCATAGATAAGAATATTAAAGATATTTACGTAGGACATACTACTAATTTCGTGCAGAGAAAATATGCACATAAAATTGGATGTAATAACAAAAACCATTATAGTTATAATTTAAAGGTTTATTCTTTTATACGTGATAATGGTGGGTGGGAAAATTGGGAAATGGTAGAAATATGTACTGTTACTTGCAAAGATAAAATGGAAGCGTTGCACTGGGAACAAGAATATTATACGTTGTTAAAAGCATCATTGAATTCTAAACAACCACTTCCATATAAAAAAAAAAGGGATGTAACGGTTACATCCCCGGGGATTATTGAATTTACGGAAAATATAAAAAAAGAAACTATAAATGAAATCATTGATACTGTGGAAACGAAAAACGAAAATATTATAAATGTAAATAATAGCGAACCTATAAATAATGAAAATCATAATAAATTGGATAAAAAAATAATGGCAAACTCAATTAATACTATAAAAGAAACGCCGAAACAACAATCTAATAATGTCAATGGAAAAAAAAATATGAATTGCTTACTGTGTAATTATTATACAGATAATTTAAAGGATTTAAAAAAACATCAATTGACAACGAAACATATTAGAAATACTTCTAATAATAATACTTCTAATAATAATATTATAAACAATAATAATTCTATACAAAAACGTGAAATGTTTTGTAAAAATTGTGAAAAGAGATTTATATGCAGAGTTACTTTATGGAGACATAAAATGAAATGTATGAAAGAAAATGTCGAAAAAGATAACGACGACAATGATGATTGTGTACTTAATAAAAAAAATATTCAAACTAATGAATTGTTAATTGAATTAATTAAACAAAACAAAGAATTAAAAAACACGTTGATAGAGCATTCAAAAGAGTTAAATAATAGAATGATCGAGCAAAATAATAAGCTAGTTGAATTATCTACAAAACCCAATACAACACTTATTCAAAATAATACGACGAATAATACTATGAATAATAATTTTAATCTCAATGTGTTTTTAAACGAACAATGCAAGGATGCAATAAGTATTACTGATTTCATAGATTCATTAAATTTAAATGTAGCTGATTTGGAGGCAACTGGCAAATTAGGATATGTTCTCGGTATATCAAGAATTTTCATAAATAAATTAAAGGAATTAGATGTTTATGAACGTCCACTTCATTGTACAGATTATAAACGCGAAACAGTTTATATAAAAAATCAGGATACATGGGAGAAAGATAATCAAGAAAAAACCAAATTGCGACATTTAGTAAATCGAATTGCTAGAAAAAATTTGGAGCAATTACCTGCATGGCAAGCAGAGAACCCTGATTATGTAAAATCAGATACTCCTGAAAATAATGAATTCATGAAGATTTCATTGAGTTCATTAGGTGGGTATACAGATGATGAGGAGAACAAACAATTCAATAAAATTATGCGAAATGTATTAAAAGAGGTAACTGTTGGTAAGAATACTTTTATAGAATGAGGTATGTGAACCTAGGTTCCTAAATAGTGCTTTGCACTATAAGGTTAGAAGTCACGTAGTGACTTCTGTACCCCTCAACCCCCTCCTATTTGAAATAGAAAGGAGAAGGAATGGAGTAGGTGGAATCGTAGGCCCCCTATTGAATTATATCTTGTAATTGTTTAATATTTATTTGAGGTTGTTCATGTTCATGCTCTAATTTAATATTCTCTTTTTCTACTTCATTCTCTTCCCTCTCTTCTTTTTCCTCTTTTATTTGTTCATTCAGTTCCAGTGTTTTGGTAATGCGTTTCTTAATATTATGTTGTTGTATATAATATTTGGCAATATCCGGTGAATTTGCTATACAATTCATTATTGAATTATAAGAGAACCCAGAAACCAAAGTATCATGTTCAGATGTATATTTTATACTATACCACCAATAAGGTGGAATAAAAAGCATATATCCCTCCAATACTTCGAATTCTAGAAATTTTATTTTATCCATTTCATGCATGTATTTTTTCTGAGGTTTCCATGGATTAATTGGAGAACGGAATTCATAATTCTCAAAGTCCTTATTTTGATATAAATATTTCGAACTCTTCCATGGAGTCATTTTAACCTGTATTTTACCAGTATTCACACATAAATATTGACGATAACCGGTGTGATATCTTAACGGAGTTACTGTATTTTTAGAGGCAGTAAAAATATCGTATTTCGATATTGCTGTTAGATATGGTTTTATATTGGTATCATTATCTTGGAATGTTCTCAATAATCCGGATTCTTCTAAAAAGTCTTGATTGTTTTCAGTAAAATATTTAGATTTTTGATCGGTTCTCATTAAGTTCGTTCCAGTTTGATATGGTAAAACAACATAGTCAACTGCGTCATCTGAGTTCCAGTAGTCATTGATATCTTTTACTTTAATGTCGGTATTTGCAAAATGGTCTTCCAATAATGTATCGTAGGTAATTTTATTGAAAAAATCTGGACAAATAGACATATATTCAAATAATACTGGTTGTTTAACTTCACAAACTTCTTGTAAGTGTTCTTTAGTAGAATAATCCATTTCATATATTTCTAAATCTTCACTACGCTTATATTGATAAACAATATGAATGTAAAGAAATAGAATGATGAGAAATAATAAAATATTTAAATAGAGTGTCATTAGTATATTATAAGACAGGTAATTTTAGCAATATAGTAAACGAGTTTTTTATAGGAATAAACTAGACGTTTCTTTTAATCTCTATTCGTGCATAAATGTATTTGTCAAACGTTGATATGTTTCCGCAAAGAATGTTTGGATACAAAAGACATGATAACCCATATCCTATTCGTGCATAAATACATTTATGCACGAATAGAGATTAATAAAATTATTACGTTAGTATGTAACAATTTTTATCACAACCCAGGGTCTAAATTGGACCTGGGACTAATGATTAGTTTAATAAGTAAATAATAAATCTAATTATATTATAACATAAATTAATTATTTTAATGCAAGAAATAGTTATAAAATTGGTAAATGATCCAACAACAAACACCTTGAAATTGAATAAATTAATAGATTTTAATTATTTTACCGGAAACCCAACAAGTGTTACTGATGCTAGTTATATATTAATAACTAAAGATACAATTCCGAAAGATATAGCTGTAAATTTATTTAAAATAAATGATATTAGTCTACAAGTTTTTCGAAAAGCCTATAATAATTTAGAAAAATATGAAAATAAAGGTAGTTTAAGTAAACTTTTAACGGCGGTTTATGGAACTGACATTAATATTGGAAAGTATTCTAATATAATTAAGGAAGATTTATCACGAATTTTTGGAAAAGAAACTTTTTTAGATATTTTAGTTTTCCTTTCTAGAGAAGATCCATCAAATCCAACAAAATTATATAAAGATAACTATAAAGGTTTATGGGAAAATATTACAAAAAACGTCCCCTATGAAAATTTAGGAGAAAACATGAGAAACTCAAATAGAATCGATAACGAAACTAAAGGAAAAATTATAAAAGTTTGGGACACTGAAGTTCGTAAAAATGAAACTTTTACAGCTAAACTTCTAAAGAACTTGAATAATAGTTATTTTAACTCTGATAAATTATTAGAAAGAGCAAAAACGGCTATAGATAATGACATTGAAAAAGCAAAAGGTGATTATTTGTTAGAATTAACAATAATCAAGTACGCAATAACAAATGAAAAAAATTATTCCTTTGATTCGTATACTCATATAAGAGGTATTGCAAGAACAGCAACAGCAGCAGCAGCAGCAACAACAACAGCAGCAGCAGCAGCAGCAGCAGCAGCAGCAGCAGCAGTTGCAACAACAGCAACAGCAGCAACAGAAGCAACAGAAGCAGAAACAATAACAGCAGCAACAACAGCAGCAGCAGAAGCAGCAACAACAACAGCAACAGCAGCAGCAGCAGCAGCAGCAACAACATCAGCAACAGCAGCAGCAGCAGTTGCAACAACAGCAACAGCAGCAGCAACAACAGCAACAGCAGCACCAACAACACCAGGAGTACCAGGAGTACCAGCAGTATCAAAAGTAGTTGAAGCATCAAATGATGCTCTAGGAGAACATAAAGATTTAAATTCCTATAAAAAACTAAGTTGGACAGGTTTTATATACGAAATTGAAAAAAATAAAAGAGAGATGAGTAAATTTAATAAAATAGTAAATAATTTAAACTCGATGGCATTAAACAAAGTACAAGACAAACCTGGGTGGAAACTTACTTTACCTACAGCTAAATTTGAAACTCCTGAAATATTTGTAGATAAATTATTAAACGGTAATAGATTAATAGGCGGTAAAACAACACAATCAAATAAAAAGATATTTAATAAAACTAGAAAAATATATTTATCCACGTACACAAATTAAGGTCTATCCGTTTTTTGTATTGTGCATTATCCATACATTCTTTGCGGATACAAAAGACTGGATAACCCATATCATATTCGTGCATAAATATATTTATGCACGAATAGGGATTAATCATCATTATCATTAATCTTCGGAGCCAAATAGAATGTCATTTTTGCATTTTCATCCCCCAAATAATAAATAAGTTTCATCGGAAAATTCTTTATAAATTTTACTTCAATATCCTTTGTAATTTTATGGTAAGCACATATGTTGTTCAAAATATTTAAACTAAAGGATAATTGAATTGTTTCGCCTTCATTAATCGCATAAGAATCCAAATCATCAATATCAATATTTACACTCATTTTTCCAAATCCCTCACTCAATGAATTCATCTCGATTTTTTCTTCACTGCATATTACATCGATAGTATCACCAAACATTTTTAATTGATTTACTAATCCAGCAAAAGTAAGAGATGGAATACTAAATTCAGCATCAGATTCCATTGCCGGAATATCCATTAATTGCTCCTCTAAATCCATCAAAGGCATTTCGAAATGTTTATCGAAGATAGTTTTATTCTCAGAAGTAAAACTAATAAATAATTTATCGTTGTTTTCAGGATCAAACGTCAGGCTAATTTCCTGTATTTTATCACGCGTACTCAAAATTTTAAAAAGCAAAACTGAATTCAGACCGATCGAAACACAACCTTCATTCACATGTTCGTATTTATCAAACCAAGTATTTGGTAAAACATATTCAAAAATAGATACGCGAGAAGAATCCATAGATTGCAAATACATACGCTCTTTTTCAAACATTATATTTATGTTTTCAGTGAAAGCCTTTGTGTTTTGAAACATGGCAGTAAAGATTTCTGCCTTTTGTGGAGAGCTGATAATAATATTCATTTTCAAATACTTATAATAATTAGTATTGATTAATTATTATATTAATTTCAATTATAATAATAACTTTATAATTTTTAAATATGTTCAATTTTTTATCTTCCCTAATTAGATATTACATTCTAAATAAAATTTTTAATATTTCTGTACTATCATTTTTATCATAAATAACCATTTTGTTTTTAACAGTTGGTTCCACTAAAGGTGATAAAAGTGTTGATATTGTTTGAAATGCTGATGGTGTATTATAAATAAATAAATTATTTAATTTTATGGAATAATCTGTACCAATGCTATTATTTAAAAATATGATGATTATATTTTTGTATCGTTCTGCTGCCGAAACAGTAAAAGAATCTAAATTTATATGCATGTTAAAAGTGCCATAATTAGTTATGCATGTTTTAATTAAAGAAGTTATATAATTAACAACTTTTGAATAATATTCAGGAACAATAAATCTCTTAAAAACAGTATAATCAATAAAAATAGAATTTGTGTTTTTTATAATAAAAAATGTATTTACAATTAAATTATCAATACCAATTGAATCAGTAATCATATTAGCACATTCTATTTTTTGAAAATTTTTGAAAATGGAATTTTTTTTATTTTCTAAAAAATATTTATATGATAATTCCTGTATTTTAATATTAAATTCTTGATTATAATTCATTATATAATATGTAAATAATAATTTTATATTAATTATTACTTATTATTCTTGTTAATCTCTATTCGTGCATAAATATATTTATGCACGAATAGGATATGGGTTATTCAGTCTTTTGTATCAGCAAAGAATGTATGGATACAAAAACACTGATACATCTTAACTTTGAGAAAATTCTTCTTTAACTAAATTTTTAAGATCAACACTATTAGATTCATGATTGGTGACTTGATCATTTGTAATTTCAAAAACCTGATTATCTAATGCATTTGACACTGATCCCAAATCTGAAAATACTCTCACCCTTTCTTCTAACAGTGTTTTATTCACGTCCATTGTGTATGATTGTAATTTTAAAACAATGTCCTTTAATTCACCAATTTCCTGTGCAATTAATTCAAATCGATTATTAAATTCATTCAGAACATCATCAATATTATTTGATTGAGATTCTGATTCAGTTTCTGTCATATTTGTTGATTGCATATTATCAAAATGCACATGTCTTTCATTATTATCCTTTGTTTCTTTCATAAAACCCTCTAAATTCAATAATCTGCGATCAATAACATCAATAACTTGCTGAAGTGTAAATCCTTGTTGTTGTGAATTAGTTTGAGCGTTTTGTGTTTGAATTGGTGTTTGTGATGGCGGATTTCCTCCAAAAGCACGTCGGTTTTTTGCAGAAGCATTTGATTTACTCATTTTAAATATATTATAATAATCGATATCTCTAAATAATTATAAACGTAATTTATAAAACATATAAAATTAATTTTTTATTTATTTAAAAATGAAGGTAGAATTAATTAGTTATTCTAAACCACCGTCTGGTGAACAATCATTGCAAGACTTGGTAGCATTTTGTGCAAGGGTATCTAATCCTACAAATCAGAACAACACTGTTACAAATGAAAGACTAATTAAATATCTAATTAATAATCAGCATTGGTCTCCATTAGAGATGGTAAATATTTGTTTAGAAATAGAAACAACACGTGATATAGCAAGGCAAATCTTAAGGCATCGTTCATTTTCATTTCAAGAATTTTCGCAAAGATACGCAATTGCTGATTTAGGGTTTGTATTTCGAGAAGCACGTCTTCAAGATAGTAAAAATCGGCAGAATAGTATAGAGGTGGATGATGAACATTTACAAAACGAATGGAATGATATACAAGATGGCGTATCCGCAATGTCAGAACAGGCGTATAAATGGGCAATTGAACATGGAATAGCCAAAGAACAGGCAAGAGCGGTTTTACCTGAAGGTATGACTATGTCAAGATTATATATGAACGGGTCATTGAGATCATGGGTGCATTACATACAGTTACGATCAGGAAATGGAACACAAAAAGAGCATCGTGAAGTAGCAATTGCATGTGCAAACGCAATAGAGACTATTTTTCCTATGATAAAAGATTTAGTAACTAACATTTAGGATAGTTTTATTTTCTATTTAATTTCTATAAAAGAAAATGGAAATTTTAAATGAAGTGAAAGATTTAAATAAAAAAACTTTTTTATCGCATGTTTTTTCAACAACAGAAGAAGGAAAAGCAGAGGTATTAAATGTAGTGCAATATTCGCTTTTGGGAGTAATTCCGGTTGTTGTATTGAATAAATTAATCCAGCGATTTATTCCTGAAGCTGATCCTGAAAAATCATCTTTAGAGCTTTTAGCTGAAATTTTCATACAGTTAGTTGTAATGTTTTGCGGGGTAATTGTTATACATAGAATAATTACATATATTCCTACCTACAGTGGGTTTAAATATGAGAGTTTAACATTAACCAATGTGATTTTAGCGTTCCTAATAATAGTATTGAGCATTCAAACAAAATTAGGAATAAAGGTAAACATTTTGGTAGATCGCATAAATGATTTGTGGAATGGAACTGATTCAAAAGGAAAAAAGGATAATGTTAGATCAGGTGTACGCGTAAGCCAGCCATTGTCTAAACACAGTCCTAGTCAAGCGGACTATTTAGATAATGCAGGAATCCAAACAGGAGCATTTCCTCCTGCACCAGTTGCAACTACCCGTCAAACCGGATTGTCTGATGTATATGATCATATGATGCCTAGTAGAGGAGGAAATGCAGGTGATTATGGACTATTAAGTGGTCCAATGGCAGCAAATAGCGTATTAGGAGGGTCATTTGGCGCGATGTTTTAGATAGTTTGTAGAAATAATAATATCATATATTTTTTTAATCTCTATTCGTGCATAAATATATTTATGCACGAATAGAGATTAATATGATATTATGGTTTATTGAAAATATCAATAGAGTTTACTAAATCCATCTTTTTCATAGATTTTTCAAAGGCGTTTTCCTTTTCAATATTGGCAAATAAATATTCAGTATTAGGACTTTCTTCTTGTTTTTTTATTTGCTTATATACTTCATTAACCTTGTCTACTATGTTTTGAATCATAGGTTTATTAGACATTAAATCTATATTAGTTGGAACCGGTTCTGTTAATAATGATACTGCAAAATAGAGCAAATATCGTCGTTTTTTACATGCAGCTGTTGTGTATTTAATACAAAAAATATTCATAATTGCATTCATAAGTTTACTAACATATTGGTTATTTAGTTTATTACAATAAAATATTAAGGTATCCCATAATAGCCAAATAATATCTTTTTGAAATTTCTTTTCAACTGGAATATTACTTCGACGTTGACAATAACATGGTTGTTTCCGCTTTTTACAAATATTGTCAAACTCAATTATCCATTCTACCCAATAACATGCATTTATTGTGCTATGAATTTCGGGTGATAATTGATAGGAAAATTCATTTATGGCTATAAAAAGCTCTCGGGGATCTTCTTTATTAAATATATCGGTTGCGTAATCCATATTAGGTGCTTTTAAACGTTCAGATATTAAAGTCATATCAAATTCTTCAATACGATTAATCTTAACTGGTTCAAAACTATGTTTTCTATTTGAAAGAGTGAGTGTGCTGACTATTTCAGCAAATAATTTTCTTATATTTGGGTGATTTCGTAATTGAAGCTCATTCAAATATGCTCCCCTTGTCATAATATTTTTAAAAATCTCATAACGATTTTGTAAATATATAACAATTTTTGGATTGCCTAAATGAATATGTTTTCCTGTGTAATGTATGATTATTTCCCATAATTCCATGTAATGTCCTGAACAAATAAGTTCAGCAGACCAATATGCAGATGGTTCTAATTTTCCATTTTTTATGTTCTCGATTAGTTGTTTTCTAACATCCGCTTTTTTATAATTGGAAAACGTTGTTCCTCTGAACTGCGGTGCTTGTCTTATATCGTTTATTTCACTATTATCACTAACCTTTGGTAAATTGTCTTCCATAAAATATATTTATAATAATAAAAAATATAAATGCATTTGTACTTATTAATAATATGTCAAAATATCGTATTCGTTTTTTTTCGAATTTTTGTCCTTCAGAGAATTGTAAAGATGTTTATGAAAGATTATGTGAATCAATATTAATAGAAAACTATGGTTCAGATAAGGATATTTATATAACAAATGACGATGACTATACTCATGTTATTATTTTAAATACTGCTATGCCTAATATTAGTCATATACCAAAGAAAAATGTAATAGGTTTGGCATTTGAACCTATTTATTTTTTAGGATTAACTGAACAATTTGTTAGATATGCAGAACAGTATATTGGAAAATATTATATTGGGGATAAAATAAATCTTCCAGATCCATTTGTCGAAAGGTTCTCGCATATGTGGCATAACCAGCCATTAAAATATTTACCGGAGAAAACAAAGAGTATCTCAATGATGGTAAGTGAAAAGAATCAACAATCGGGGCATAAATATAGGCATGATTTGATAAATAAAATTTTAGAAACGGATTTACCAATAGATATTTATGGTAGAGGATGTATGTATTATGAATATTTAAATGATAATCGTGTGAAGGGAAAATTTAATGAACGAGAACCTTATGAGAATTATGAATTTCATATATGTATTGAGAACTTTGAAACAAATCATTACTTTTCGGAGAAAATAATGGATCCCTTATTGTGCAGTACAATACCAATTTATTTGGGTTGTCGTAATATTCATTCTTATTTTCCAGATAATGTCATTGTTTTATCTGGTGATTTGAATAATGATATGGAATTGCTAAAAAATATTGCAGAGAACCCTGCGAAATATAAAAAAAACATAAATAATCAATCAATAAAAAATAAGATTTCTCTATTAAAGAATATTGAGAACCTGTTTTAGAATATTGAATTAAAATATCTTTTATTTTTGATTGGTTTCTTGATTGATTCTATTTTGTATGGAGTAATTTTAGACCTTTTGGGTTTAAAAAAACAGTTAAATAAATATTTCATTTTCTTATATTTTTCTAATATAATAAAAAATTATTATATTATTCAATTTTCTAAAGGGAGGGATCATAAGTGAACCTTTTTATTAAACGGAGGGATCATAAGTGAACCTTTTTATTAAACGGAGGGATCATAAGGTAACCTTTTTATTAAAGGGAGCCTTTTTATTAAAGGGAGGGATCATAAGGGAACCGTAGGTTCCCTTATAGTAGGTTCCCTTATAGTAGGTTCCCTTACTCGGTGATAATTCGAGGTACCACATTGATAGTCTGTAATTCCTGTGACATAAGCTTATAAGCATAAGGAATTTCTACCTTGGCAAAATCGGTTTTGTTATCACATGTTTTGCATAAATGGATTGTAAAATCGGCATTCGCGTACATACGGTTTTTATTACCATCATTATAAGATGCGACCATACCACACTTTTTACAAACATGAACCGAGTATTTATCTGATACATCATATAAGCGTTCGCGACAGAATCTCGACATACCATGTGCAATCATAACATCACGTTCCATTTCACCAATTCTAAAACCACCATCCCTGCTTCTACCTTCTGCTGGTTGTCTTGTCAAGTTAACCATTGGTCCTATTGATCTGCTATGTTGCTTATCATTAACCATGTGTTTCAATCGTTGATAAAATACTGGTCCAATAAATATATTCGTCTCAATTTGTTCACCTGTTAATCCATTATATAATAATTCATTGCCGTAACTTTCATAACCAACTTTTTGCAATTCTTTAGTTATGTCTTTGACATCAAGGTTACCAAAACTCGTACCATCACCAAATAGTCCCAATTCCAATAATACTTTTCCCAGGATTGTCTCTTTTAACTGTCCAATAGTCATACGAGATGGAATAGCATGTGGATTAATAATAATATCCGGCCTAATTCCATCCTTGGTAAAAGGCATATCGCATTCTGGTATAATGTTTCCACAAGTACCTTTTTGCCCGTGACGGCTGGAAAATTTATCACCAAAAACAGGTTTGCGTAAAATACGAACACGGACCTTTGCGAAGTTGTAACCATCACCGTTTCTTCCTGTATAATTCTTATCAATATAAGTTTCCTCTGTGGTTCTGAATGTCTTACTTTGATCTTCATATTTTACAGTCTTTGTAGGATCATTTCGATTCTCCTTTATAGGAATGGTTTTTGCTATGATAACATCACGGTTTTCAACCAATTGATTTTCTGGGATAAATCCATCAGTATTTAGTTTTTCATAATTTCCAAATTTAATACCTTTTGTTTTTTGAGGATCTGGTTTACATCTGATAATCTCATCTCGAATAATATTTTTATCTTCATCCTTTTCAGTATGATAAATCGTTGCTAAAAAGAGACCGCGATCAATTGAACCTTTGTTTACGAGCACACTGTCTTCTTGATTGTAACCAGTATGCGTCATGATTGCTACATGGATTTGCGTACCTGATGGGATTTTATTAAGTTGAATAAAATTCATGAGACGAGTGTCGACTAGAGGGCGACTTGGATAATTCAATACATAGGCGGTTTTATCCATTCGTTGATCGTAGTTTGTTGCATAAACGCCCATTGCTTGCTTTCCCATCGCACAGTTGCTACTAGCAAAACCACCAGATCCAGCAATAAATGAGTGATTTTCACTTTCAACTTCAATATCTGAAACTAATCCATTCGGTTCTTGTGATACGCTTTTCACTTCAATAAATTTGAATTTTTTAGTCAACGGATCATAATGACAACCAATCTTAATTTCATTAATATTTTTCATAATTTCTCCAACAGTTTTCCATCCTTTATTTGTCATAAATTTATGGTCTTCTGTTGCAATTATTTCTCGTCCACTAATAGTTCGTAATTTATAAATAGTATCTTCGTTTTCCCTAACAAAGTGGTTTACTACGTGTGTTTCTGTAATATCTAAAGTTTCTGGGTTAAATGATAAGACCTTTTCTCCAATTGAAATATCTTTAATAGCCTTTTTTGATCCATCAGACATCCATACTAACTCATTTGGATCCAAGCATTGGTATGTATTGCGTGGTGCTTGATTGTGATCGGGAAAAGGGATACATGAAGCCAATACTCCAAAAATAGTACTAGGATGAATTTCGCAATGTGTATATTGAATTTTCATATTTGGATGTTGTAAATATGTGTCTTTGCTTTTCATTGCAATCATTGCGAAGTTTTGTTCATCTGGATCAATATATTCAATAACAGATTCATCTAATTTGCAATTAGTTAATAAGTCATTCCATGATAATTCTTTATTTACTAAACGGTCGATAACAGTCTTGTCAATAATTGCCATATTGTTTTTAACTCGTAATATAGGTCGTGTTAGACGTCCGCCATCATTGCAAATTCGAATTTCTAGTAGCTTAAAATCAATCGTAATTGATGTATATATATTAATTATGCCCTTGTATTTTTTATCTTTCATGTCATTATATAATTCCATCGGGTTCTTTGCGATTCCTAACCAACAACCATTTACAAATACCTTTACTTTATTATTCAAGTCTTTAGGATTAGAATCATCTACCTTAAGAATATAGGGGGCAACATATTCATACAACGAAGAACTGTTTGTTGGAATAGTAATATGACCCATGTAACTAATGTTTTTAACAACACCAATTGATTGCCCTTCTGGTGTTTCTGCTGGACATAAAAATCCAAAGGTTGTGTTATGAAGTTTACGTGGTGCAATCAATTCACCGCTTTTTTCTAATGGAGTATTAATGCGTCTTAAATGACTCAAACTGGCAACATAGGTTAGTCTATTTAAAACTTGTGCAACGCCAACCTTGCTGCTGTTTGATTGTTTAATACTAAAATCACCTGTAGCAAGAGCACGATTAATACCGTTTTCAATAGTTGTGGATTTCATAATTTTGTAAATATTCGTCATGTTAACAATGTTTTCATAATCTTCGGTAGAACGCCATGAACCATTATTAATTTCTCGAATAATTTGTTTTTGCATTTCTTTGACAAGTTTGTTGAAATAGTTTCTGAATAAATTATTAAGAAGAGTACCGGTAAGTTCAATACGTTTATTAACGTAAGAATCCCGATCATCTGGCGGCAGCAATCCTAAACTAGTTTGGATTAACTTATTTGCCATATAACCAATCATGTATAACTTTTGTTGTTGTGTTTGGCAATGTGGGAACAAATCATTATTTAATACTTCTAATGCAAATTCTCTCTTTTTTCGCATACCAGTCTCTTTATCCAGATTTATGGGAGTATATGCTACAAACGAAGTAATGTGCCGAAGAGCATCTTCAGTAGTCATGTATTTATTAGCATCAATAATAGATGCTTGTAAGAAATTTAATATATCCGAATTTTTGTCATAATTTATGTCTAGGATAATATATTCGGTTATTTGTTTGTCACTAAGTATACCGAGAGCTCTAAACAAAACATACAATTCAATAGGTTGTTTAATTCTTGGAATATTAATAAAGATACCATTACCAAAACCATTGTTCTTACTAGCTATCATCATTTCAATTTGTTTTGGTGAGATACATTTAAAATCAGGTACTGATTTTATCTCTGCAAACCAATTCCATTTTGTAGTATTTTTACCATCGAAACAATAAACGCGATTTTCAGCTGCTCGTTCTTGCCCCAGAACTGTTTTTTCTGATCCTTTTATAATAAAATATCCACCCGAATCCATTGAACATTCCCCAGTAAATTGATTATTAATATGCTTATTTTGAGTAAGAACACATACGGATGATTTCAACATAATTGGTAGTTTTCCAATGTTTATTTTAGGTAATGTCTTTTCAATAATTTTCGGATTCTCCATATTTTCTGTGTTTCTAATAACATATTGAATATTAATATCAACAGTCATTGAAGATGCATAAGTAAAATTACGTAGTTTAGCTTCTTGTGGTAACATCATTTTTGTAGCACCATTGTTTTCGTGAATTTGTGGAGGATAAAGTTTAAAATTAACGAATGAAATAAATACTTCTAGAAAATATTTATCTTTATCTTGAACATAATCATTTTCAGAATGTATCACTACGGGGTTGAACATTTGTATGGTGCGTTGTATTTGATAGTTTACGAAATGATTATATGATTCTATTTGGTGACGAACAAGACGTTCTAGATGCTGTCCATCAAAATAAGATTCAATAATCGAATATGGTTCTTCTATGAATTCACAAAAATGATCCAACACCGCCTTTTCATCAATAGTTATTTTTGATTGAATTTCCTCTATTTTTTTTTGTATTTGTTCTTCTTCTTTTATAATTAGTTTAATATTAGTAGTAGTTTCTGAATTTTGAGATTGAGTATCGCGTATTACTAACTTTTTTCTGGATTTTTTTGGAATTACTATATTATCATCATTCTTTGTTTCTACATATCCTCCATTATTGTTAACGGCTCTCATTTCATAATTCATTGTTATCTATTATTTTTAATAATAGATAAATTAATATTCATATATAATCAATTTTTTAACTAGTTTACATTTATTATTTATCGGTAATTAGAATAGTTTGCAATATATAAATATTTGTAAAATAAATAAAAGACAATTTATATATTATAAGTAATGCAATGACAAAAAAATCCATTAAACGCAATAAATTTATCGACTACTTGGATTCTTATGATAAAAAATCAGAACCCAATACATTGGATTATTCTATTTTATCATCGTTAATCAAAGACCACTTTTCAGTTGATGAAATAGATGATAAAAATATATTGGGTTCTTTATATAAAAATAAATCAATAGCTGATGTTTCATTAAACACTAATAGAGCCCCAAATAATAATTCATATTATTCTTTATTCGATACTTCATATTACATATGGCAAAATCAACACGAAGCATTGGTTGATGTTGGTATTGATATTAATAGAGATGTTTCAAACATTAAGCCTTTTCAAGCAATTACAAGATCAGAACAAATAGAAGTAAGTATAAATTCCCTATCTGATATTATAAATATTATAGATACTATTGAACTGCGAGATGATACTCAATACAATATTGATTTGAAATCATTACATAATATTAAAACAGAATTAGTAGAATTAAATAATATGATAGGAATGGAGAACATGAAACAGTCAGTGATTGATCAATTATTGTATTTTATTCAAAATTTACACATAGGGAAAAATAAGGACTCGAGTGATTTTAAACACACTGCAATTTATGGACCTCCTGGTACAGGTAAAACGGAAATAGCAAAAATAATAGGTAAAATGTATTCAAAACTTGGAATATTAAAAAATAATGTATTTAAGAAAGTAACACGAAGTGATTTAATTGGTGGGTATTTAGGTCAAACTGCTATAAAAACAAAAAAGGTAATAGAAGAATGTATTGGTGGAGTTTTGTTTATTGATGAAGCATATTCTTTAGCTAATGGAGAACGAGAAGATAGTTATTCAAAGGAATGTTTAGATACAATATGTGAAGCATTGAGCGATTATAAAAATGAATTAATGGTTATTATTGCTGGATATGAGAATGAATTAAATGAAACGTTCTTCAGAGTTAATAAGGGATTGCAGTCCAGATTTATTTGGCGGTTTACAATGGATGAATATAATCCTCTAGAATTAATGAAAATATTCAAGAAAAAGGTTAGTGAACAAGATTGGCAATTTGAAGATGAAAATGAAATTAAAGAAAAGTGGTTTAATGATAAAAAAGAGAATTTTAAAAGTTATGGGCGTGACATGGAGTTGTTATTAACATACATAAAGATTTCGCATGGACGTCGTATTTATGGTAAGGATAATAAATTAAAAAGGAGAATAAAATTAGATGATATGGATAAAGGTTATGATGTTTTTTTGAAAAATAAAAATTTGAAAAAGGAACGCGTCATATTTGGATTGTATGTATAAAATATTTTCACCTATTATAATATAAATATATGGCAAAAAAAAATTCTGCAAATTTAGGAAATGGTGGAATAATGGGTAGTGGTATATTTGGACATTTTGGTACATTAATTAATTGTGACTCAAAAGATGATTCAATGTATTGTAATATTATGAAGTTTTTTAATTTATTTTTATTACTTGTTATGTTTTTAGTTATTTTTTATTTTGCTTACACATTATTTATAAAACCGTATTTTAATTCAAAAAAAAGATAGAACAATCGAAAAGGGTGTAATATTTAGGAATTATGTGATACGATTGTTTTATTTTTTACAGATGTAAATATAATATATATTTAAATCAAATAACAATGAGTGAAAAGAAACAAATAAATATTGATATGGGATTGTTTAATTTTTCGGCAAATAAAACACGTAAAAAAAAATCAACGTCTGATAATTTAAATGGAATAAAAATTAAACAACCCTCTCAAAAAAAGAAAAATGATAGTTTGAAAAAAAAATCACTTTTAAAAATGATAAGACAGCATCAAGAGGATAGGTATAAAAATTTATTTGATAAAAGTAAAAATAAAGAGGATTCAAAAAAAAATAATCAAGGTGTAACTGAATTCAATAAAGATTTTGAGGAAGCACAGAAATTTATGCAGAATTTAACTGAAAAAACAGAATCGAATAATTTAAATATAAATAAAAATCGAACATTAAAGAGTTATTCTCAACCTAATTCTTTATTATTGCATTCTTCAATAAATCCATTAATTAATACAATTTTACCTTCTCCTATAAGAGAGGTTTCTGATACAATAATGGATGGAGTCAATAACCAAACAAACATGATATTAAAACCAGTTGTTAGCATAAATCATAGTACACCACAATATGGATGTTTAAAGAATGGTACTCTTCCAACTTATAGAACATATATGAATAAAACGCAAAAAAATATGAATGCATCAATATCAGCGTTTGGAGGAAATACAACAATAAATAATACTGAAGGAACTATTAACAATGTTAAAAATGATATTATAGAAAAAAAAATAACAGAAAGTATAAATCGAGTAAATCAAATGAAACAGGTTGAACAAAAACTACAACAATTAAAACAAAACAATAAACCAAAGAAAATGAAACGTAAAAAAACAATAAGGAGAACCTATAAGGTAGGAAAATCAAGGGTTTTGCCAAAAGTATCTGTATTGGTTTCTAATAAAACGATACGTAATAATATTACTACTAAATCACAATTATTAAAACAAACTCCTATTGAAGAGGTTAAAAAACATTTAATAAAATGTGGTTTAATTAAGGTAGGTACTATTGCACCAAATGATGTATTAAGAAAAATGTACGAAAGTTCTGTATTAATGTGTGGAGAACTTTATAATCACAATCCTGATAATTTATTGCATAATTTTATTAACGATAAATATTGATCTTGATAATTTTTAACTCTTTTTTGGAATAATCCAAATATTTATAAATAAAACTGTAACAGTAACACAACATATGGTGTTTATACTAAATAGCGTTTTTTTTAAACTTTCATAATTAGTAAAATTTCTATTATTGGTTGATTCATTCATATTTTTTGATAAAGCATTTTTTTCTAATTGATTCATGTAAAATGATTTTGGTGGGCAAGGAATATTTATTTTTTCAATATCAATAAACTGTCCATATTCGTCATAGTCCATTATTTAATGGAATAGTTTTTTATACTTTATAACAATAAAAATTTTATTCAATTTTTAGCAAATAGAATAAAGTATTATTTAAAAATACATAAATATATTGTGTTACCTATATTAGCCCAATGCCTAAGTCAGTATCAAATAAAATTGATGAAGAAGATGAAAGAGTGCATGTTGAATATTTAAAGTATACAAGAGAATGTGAAGAAAAGTATGGTAAAAAAAGCATTGTGTTAATGCAATGTGGGACATTTTTTGAAGTATATAGTATTATGTCCTTGTCTGGTGAATATATTAATAATAAAATTTTAGAATTTTCCGAAATATGCCAAATGAATATTGCTGCTAAAAAAAATGTATTGGATCAGAATGGTAAGGTAATGATGGCTGGATTTCAGACCTTTCTATTAGATAAGTATTTACCTATTTTATTAGAAAATGGATATACGGTTATGGTTTATGTTCAGGAGAAGGAACCTAGGAAAGATGGCAAATATAACAGAGTATTGGATAAAATATATTCATCGGGAACCTATTTAAACTGTGATACTGATAGTTCACCTAAAATTACTAATAATATAATGTGTATATGGTTGCATTTATCAAAACCAATGAATAATAGTACCCTTTCAAAATTTAAAGATACAATTATTTATGGTGTTTCTGTTATAAATGTTTTTACTGGAAAATCATCTATGTTTGAATATCGTAATATTTTTAGTATGAATAATACAACTTTTGATGAATTAGAACGATTTGTAACTGTTCATTCTCCTAGTGAAGTAATTATTATATCTCCTTTTGAAAATGCGGATGTTCAAAAAATAATACAATATACAGGTATCCAAAGTAATGCAATTCATAGAATTGATAATAGAGATATTATGAATCAAAAAATAAAAAATTGTGAAAATCAAAGATATATAAAACAAATATTGTCTTCATTTTACACTGAAGAAATTTATGATTTGTGCAGTGAATTTAATACAAATATTATTGCAACTCAATCATTTTGTTATCTATTAAATTTTATTCAAGAGCATAATTCGGATCTAGTTCGTAAAATTGGTATTCCTATTTTTAGTAACACATCTGATCGCATGATATTGGCTAACCATACATTGATGCAGTTAAATATAATAGATGATAGTAAAAGTCATGGACAATTTTCTTCTGCATCCTCATTTTTAAATAAATGTTATTCGTCAATAGGAAAACGTAAAATGCATTATCAAATAACAAATCCTACATATGACGAGAAATGGTTAAATATGGAATATGAAATGATAGAACAAATGATGAATGAATCAAATTATGTTTTAATAGAAGATATTCGTAGATTGCTTACTAAAATTAGAGACATAGAAAAAGTTTCCAGACAAATAGTATTAAAAAAAATATATCCATCGTCAATTGCTAAACTCTATAAATCTATTGAAAATGTTGCATATATAAATTCAATATTAGTTAATTTAAATGGAATTTGTAAATATTTATGTAATGAATTTATTAAAGATGATGACGAAATAAATTGCAATAAATATATCGATGAATTATGTTTAAAAATAAAAATTTTTTTAAGTGAAAAGTTGATTATTGATTCCTGTGAAAAAATATCATCCATTACGTATTTCGATGTAAATATTATACAAAGAGGTGTTTGTGAAAATTTAGATAAAGCATTAGATGAATATTCTAGTTGTAATATGCAGTTTTGTATTATTCGAAAATATTTGAACGAATTAATGCAGAATTTTGAAAAATCATCTGATACTGATTATATAAAAATTCACGAGACAGAAAAATCTGGTCTATCTTTACAGATCACTAGCAAGCGTTCAAAAGTATTAACAAAATTATTAACAGAAATAATTGCCTCTAAATCGAGTGATGAAATTATTATTAGTAATGTTAGTATTCATTTGAATGATATTAAATTCAAAAGTGCCGGATCGTCTTCGGTTAATATGGATATTGAATCCCCTCATCTTTATCAATTAAATAAACAGATGTTAAGGTTAAAAGAGTTGATTAATACTTTAATAAGTGAAGCGTATTTGAATGTTCTTTCTGAATTTGAATCATTGTGGTTATGTGAATTAGAAAAAATAACGAGTTTTGTTGCAAAAATAGATGTGTTGCAATGTAAGACATATTTGGCAAATAAATATAACTATTGTAGACCTATTATAGATTCAGAAGCAATAACTGCTTATGCGGATGCTTCTGATTTACGTCACTGTTTAATTGAACATTTACAAATGAATGAAATATATGTCGCAAATGATATTCAAATAGGTAAAGAAGAAAAGGGTATATTATTGTTTGGTACAAATGCAGTAGGAAAAACAAGTTTAATAAAATCATTAGGTGTTGCTGTTATTATGGCACAATGTGGAATGTATGTTCCTTGTTCTAAATTTATTTATAAACCATATACTGCTATTTATTCTCGAATATTAGGAAACGATAATATTTTCAAGGGATTATCTACTTTTGCAGTAGAAATGTCTGAATTACGAGTTATTTTGAAAATGGCAGATTGTAATAGTTTAATTTTAGGCGATGAATTATGTTCTGGAACAGAAACTGAATCAGCATTGAGTATATTTACATCAAGTCTAGTTGAATTATCAAAGAAAGGGATGTCGTATTTATTTGCAACACATTTTCATGAAATTCTTAAATTCGATGAAATAATTAACTTGAGTAATATGGTAACTAAACATATGGAAGTTCGATATGATAGGGAAAATGATTGTTTGGTCTATGATCGTAAACTTAAAAATGGCTCTGGACCAAAAATTTATGGATTAGAAGTATGTAAATCATTGTTTTTGGAAGATGATTTTCTAGAGCAAGCATTCTTTATACGTAATAAATATTTTCCAGATTCAAGAGGAACATTATCAAGTCCAACAACTAGTTATAATGCAAATAAAATAAAAGTTGTTATGTGTGAGCGTTGTAAAATTAATAAGGGAGAAGAAATTCATCATTTGCAGCAACAAAAAGATGCAAATGAGAAGGGATTTATAGGAACATTTCATAAAAATCATCCTGCAAATTTGGAATATTTATGTAAATCATGCCATGATGAAATACATTCAGAAAAAACAATAAAACGTACTATTCGAAAAAAGACAACGGGTGGATATAAAACTATTTAGATTTCATTGTTTTGGACAATTTCCATAACATTTGCTTTGATAATAATAATAATCCTTATTTGGAAAACTTTTATCACTGTAATTAGATATCATTGTTGGACCTTTTTCAGTTCCGCTTACGCATTTTGCTCCACCTAATAAAACGCAACAACTTGTAGATGCACATACGTTTGTATCAATCTGATTACATACCTCTTCTAATTGTTCAGGATTATTTTTATAATAATTACAATAACCTCCTTTGATAGATGCTGTTTCAATAATTGGTTTTCCAATATACATATTTGCTGTTCTACTTAAATATACACTGTCTTCATAGTTTGGAACATATGTTAAAGAACCATATTTAAAATTCTGGGGTTTGTTATATATAGCTGGTACAGATATAGATCCTGTTGATTTTAATTCTTTATAATTTCCATCTTTGTCTATAACATATGCTGTATTTGTAATGCCTTTGCTTTCACTGAATGAATTAGGATCATCATGGTATTGCACATCTTGGTAATTTCCATTTTTGTCATAGCTAATTATGTCATTATAACTTGTTTTTGTTATATCAATATCGTAAATATTTTTACTATCTGCTAATATTTCATTTTCACCATCTTTTCCAATTACAGGCCAACCATTAATGTTAATATATAATATCTTGTTTCCTTTCGAATCATATTGTTGCATTTTTTTGTTAGCCGGTGGTGGTGAAGGTGCAGGTGCAGGTGCAGGTGCAGGTGCAGGTGCAGGTGCTGGTGCTGGTGCTGGTGATGGTGATGGTGATGGTGCTGGTGCTGGTGCTGGTGCTGGTGCTGGTGATGGTGCTGGTGCAGGTTCTAGTCTTTGTCTTTGTCTTTGTCTTTGTTGTTCGAATTCGTTATATACGGCTTCCGTGGCAGTTGAAGCTTGAACATTATCACTAATTTGTTGCAACCCCATCAATGAAAGATTTTCTTTAAAATAATAATTAC